TATATATTTTTCTTTGTGTTGCCATTATGTTCCTCCTTTAATTGTTAATGGTTTTGTGGTTGTAGATGTTGGTGTAAAAGCTCCGGTTAATCCTATTGTACCTATATCGGTTCCCAATCCTGTAATAGCATTAAGGATACCAAATTTTCCAGCCATAGCTCCAGCAGTTTTTAAATTAGTAAATTGTAAGATGCCAAGATTGTGCATTAACTCCTGGTTAATTCCAGCTAATCCAAAATCTTCTGAACCAGATCTTAAAGTTACCCATTGATTAGTTAATAAAGATCCTTCATTGGTTAATACACCACCAGCAGCTCCTTTAGCAATAATAGCTGATAGAGCCTCATTCGTTGCTGATAAAGCATCAACTCCTTTTTCTTTAGCCTCAATTCTTTTTTCTTTGTATTGTAATAATGAAATATCTGCTTGAGCATCATAGTAGGCTTTGGTTGCCATACCTTGCATATATGTGCCATAAGCCTTCATTGCACTTGAGGCTACTGCTACTACTGTCCACCAACTCATTGTCCTACACTCACTTTATATTCTAATCCCAATAATGTAAAAAATAATGGAGCAGATTGGGAAATTGTTATCTGGCCCATTCGATTAAATCCTAACATAGGTTTCTTCCTTTTCCTTCCTGTAAAAAAAGCAGCAGCAGTAAATGGTATATCATTACCATTGATTGTCATATTTTGTGATAAATATAATTGAGCTGTTGTTTCTACAATTCTTTTCTTTTGAGCTATTATATTTCCACTTGGTAACTTTAATTCTACAGGCATTGTTTTAATTGTTGGAGTATAATCTAATCCTATCTCCAAAAAAATACTTGCTGTACTATCGGTTGTGATTGCTCCAGAAGAAATTACTTTATCATTTTGCATTGCATCATCAGCAGCAATCTTAACTGTCTTACCTTCTAAATGTCCAAGCCCAGATACAGATGTTGATCCAGGAAGATTACCAGCTATTACAGTATATTGAACAGCAGCATCTGTAGTGTAATCATCATTGAAACATTCTATATAATATTTATCTGTTGGAGTTTGTGTAAAATTGGTACAAGTTATTCTTGTATTATCAGAAGAAGTTATAGTTAAATTATCTCCACCCACTACTGCCCTCGTAACTGTAATTACATTAGCAGCCGGATTTGGAGCTGAATATCCAGACAAAGCATTAATACCAAGAACTCCACCGGTTCCTACAGCAATATTATCTGCTACATCATTATTCGTTCTTGAACCACCAACTGAAAATTCTAAAGCTCCAGCCGGATCACTATTAGTAGCTGTCATAGTTGTAGATGTACCAGCATGATCTGTAATTGTTATGGTGCTACCTACTGCAATATTGGCTGCATCTGTTACTGTAATTGTTGCAGTAGCTGCTGCTGTAGTAGGTATTGATCTTTGAACTACAAAATAAATTACATCAACATCAACAGCGACATTCATAAAAGATCCATCGGTTGTTGAAAGTGATGGAGCTATTACATTCTGTCCTTTTAAAATAGAATAAGTAGCAAGAGATCCATCATAAGAATTAACTATTAATAATAAATCACCATCATCGGTTGATGTAGCTCTTCTTAAAGCCATATCAGTAGGAGTAACAAGTAGGTGAGAACTCAATAGAGAAATATTGTTAGAGATATACGAGAGTTCTACATCACTAAATAAAAATTCTCTTAATGATTTTCCGGATCTTTGGATAAAAAGAGTACCACTCTCTGCTCCCACCGGCTTGATACCTTCTTTAGATCCTCTACGAGTTGCAGTTTGCACTACAACATTAGATGGTGTGATAGGATCTAATTCAGATTGGGGTAAGAAAAATTCACCACCTTTGGTGAACACTTGTAAATCTCTACCGGAAAACATACCGGTTATTGCATTAACACTATCTGTTGCTAGTGTTGCCTCTATACTGTCATCATCCAATCCTTCTCCAGGATTGAAATCAAAATAATCTGAAACACGAGAACCCCATATAGTATTTGGTCTTGATTTAGAACCACCGAACCATAGCCTACCTTCGTGGAAGGTTACAGATCTTGGGTATCCATAAGTTACACTCCAGGTATCTACATAATCTACTTCTAAAACCCAGGAACCAGATGCGATTGCATTTGTATTAAAAAAAGGGATTTCAACTATTGCCTCAACTACTGTTGCAGAAGTATATCCTGTAATTCTTGCTCTACCAAGTCCATCATTAGCCTCAACATAATCTCCTATATTACCAGCAGCAAAGACAGATCCTCCTCCAGCAGTTAAAGTTATATTACCATCAACAGCAGAGGGAGTTAATGTTTGTGCTGGTGCTGAAGTTGATAAACTAAAAGCATACATCGGTGTATGATCAAAAGTAATATTAGAAATTGTCCAGGCTGTGTGGGATGCTCCTCTTACTATTTTTTTAGGAGCCATATCTTCTTGTACTACAATTAAAGTATCAGCAGATTGTGTATAATCCATTGTTGGAATATTTGCTGTAGCAATCGTTGTAGTTAAATAATCATTACCAGAACTATTAATATTTGTTTGAAGAACTTTATCTTTATAAATATACATTCTGTTATTTACAAATAACAGCATATAACTTTGTGTTGTTGAATATTCAAAAGGAACTAATCGACATCCATTTTGAGGAGCAGCAGCAGATGGTATTTCTCCAATATACTGTAGTCCTGGCCTACGAGTTGCTCCACCTTGAGGCTGGATTAAAACATTTCTAGCTTGAGCTAATGCGTTATAATATTGTTCAATATCAATACGAGCATTAAGTAAAGGATCAACTTCTCCTGTTGTAAAATTGGATTGTAGTCCTATCACTCTGCTCATTATCTAACATCTGTTAATGGAAATTCTAAAATTTGGTATGGAGGTTTCCCTCTTGCATCAGCATTACAAGCCTGTCTAAAATATCCACCCCTTCCATTTTCTGTTGCTGGGCCTATTGCTATATTTTTCCAATATTCTGCTTTAGTTATTTGATCAGTTACCGGTTCAGCTAAATGCCAAGCCATCATATAAACAAGTAGCTGCACAAAATAAGAAGGCATTAATCCCTCTGTTACTGCACTTGTTATGTAATCAATATAAATTGTTTTTTCATTTGTAAATATAGCTGGGCCAGAGGTAGTATAAAAAATCTCAAAAGATCTAATTGGTGAAGAACCGGTACTACCTGTATTATAAACCTGGAATGGTTGAGCAGCTACAGCAGTAGAAGGTAAATCATATCGATAAGTCCACTCTCCTATTGGAGCTGTTGAAGATTGTGCTAATTGTAATTTTGTAAATGCAAAACTCCATTGATACATTGATAGAGTTTGTCTTTTAACTGTTTCGTAAATATTATTACATACAGCAGCAGCATCATTAGATGTATCACTAAATGATGAAATTGTATCAGCTCCCAATAAATTCAGAGCTTGGTTGCATATCGTTACATTTGTTTCACCACTTGCCATATTTTTTTCAATTCATATTCTTTGTTAAGAATAGGCCCTTATACAGGGCCTATCCTGTTTTACTATTAGTCTGTGTCTGCAACTGTAATTGCTGTACCATCGGATACATCAACAACACTAGATGCGTTTGATAAAACTATTACCAAACTAGCAGTAGGTGTTGCACTATCACGAATATACATCAAGTCGCCAACTTTCAATAAATCACTAGCTGAATTAAAATATCCAGAAGTATTTACTGTAGCGATTGCATCAGCAGAAGTGTAAGCCCACACTTGTGGAGCATTACCAGCTTTAGATTGACCTCCAATAGGTGTCAATCCTGTTGCACTATATGCCATAAGTATATCTCCCTATTGTTATTCTCGACAAGTTATTTCTGTTATACCTTCATCATCGATTGCGATTGATCCAGCAGAGAACATACTGTTCACCAAGAAAGAAGTTTTCTCTGGAACATAGTTGATCTCTGTTTTTTGGGCCATATTTTCGGCCACACCAATAGCAGATCTGTGGAAAGCATAAACATTTCTGTCGCTTGAACCATCAATAGACAAGCCTCCTTCATCTCTATCACCAATAGTTATGAACTTGAAACCTAGAAAGGAATTAAGCTCACCGGACACAAGTCCTTTTATGGATGCATAGTCGCCACTAATTGCTCTTTCATCGCCTAATAAACCGGCTAATGAATTTGCGTGGATCAAGATTGTTCTGTCATCTAAAGGAACATTTTTAGCATCCATTGCTTTTTTAGCAGCAATGAGCTTTCCAACATTCAAGTTTGATGCAGCAGCAGTTCCTGAAGTAACAACTGTATTTGCAACTGTGTTTGGTGAAGAGGCTCCGGAAAGAGCATCTATGATAAGTTGGTCTAATCTTCGGCCAATAGCTTTCGATACTACTTGTACTAATTCCGATCTTTCATCAAAATTAACTTTCGCTTGATGAAATATATCTGAATACTCTGCTGCATTGTAATCTGACATTGTAGCTGTAACTTGTGAGTAAGTTACATTCAATGGAGTTACATCAGTTTGAGGTATTCTTACAGTAGCAGATCCTTTACCTAGTTTTGGAAATTTATAAGTATTTCCAGATACACCAGATCTTAATCTAACAGCACCTCTCAAGACACTTTCTGCTTGAAAAGCCTGTTTAACTTCTGCATCGAAAAGAGTTACAAAAGCATTTGTTATCGATTGTGCCATCGTTTTCTCCTTAATTAAACATTAATAAACATCAGTTGTCTGGAAAAGCCAGGCTGAAAAATGGTGTCTTAATTCCACCAGCCAGAAGGCCAAAAAGAAATTCGGTTATCTTCAATTAGATAACTATAAAATTTTAAAACAAAAGTAAAGAGGTAAAATTAAATATTATTCATAAGCTCTATAAATTCTATAATAACAACCAAACCTAACTCGATTGCAAGAATAGTATGGTAAATGTGCCAGATGATACCATTACCTTTTTTCTTTCTCATTAGATTTCCCCTGTGCTTGTAGCAACACCAGGATATGCTTTAGCAAAATGCTCCTCAACTTTTCGTCTAAATGCCGGATCTGTTTTATATTTAGGATCAGCTACCATTGATTGTAACTCTTCCTTGCTTGGCATTCCATCAGCATTAATAGGAGTTGTTGGTATTGTACTCTCTCCATAATACTTACGAATTTTATTTAAAGCATTAATACCATTGGCAGTAGCAGCAAAGATTTTAAACTCTTCAAAATCACTTTCACTCCATACTCCTTTAGATACTAATCCTTTACCCCAAGTAGAAATCCCTTGAATGACTTGATCAGCATTAGGCCCAAGAGCTTTTCTTTCTTTATCATCATCAATTCTCTCTGCCTCTTGTTGTTTAGAAGTGATCTCTCTAAATTGATTAACAAGTTTATCAAAACCAACTTGAGTAGGTTTGTTATCTTTAGCCCACTCCATAAACATATCGGCTATTTGATCACCTTCCTCAATACCTTCTAAAGCAGATACATCATATTCTTTAGGAGCTTTATGCTTACCCATCGAAAATGCTTTCTGCAATTCTTTATAAGAAGTATTTAAGTCCTCAACTTTTACACCAGACTTTTCATCCCAGAATTTTTTTTCTAGGTACTCTGGTTTTTCAAGTTTGACTTCTTCTTTCTTTTCTTCTGAAGGAACATTCGTTTGTTCCTCAATCTTATGAGGTATATCTTCTGGTTCTTTTTCTTTTTCATCAGTTTTTAAACCAGATAATAAACCTTCTTGTTTTTCTTCTACTTTTTCTTCAACTTTATTTTCTTCTTCAGCCATTGTTCTTCGCCCTCTCTATGCGTGTTTGAATATCTCTGATCACAGAATTTTGGCCCTCTCTTGCGTATCCAAAAGAAGGTTCACTTCCAGGTATCCATGTTGTTTGTTTTAATGTTTTAGATATTAAATATTCCAAAACCTTTTTACCATCTTTAGTATTAAAGGTTCTAGCAATAGCAACATCTATTTCCCTTTGGTCATCTTTAGGTTTGTTACCTAAAACTTCTAATCCTTCCCATCCAGGGAGATTAATATCTCCATCGGCCATTATGCCATCGCCTCTTGCTCAACAGCAGTTGCTGGTTCTTGAGGAGGAGGGTTTTGATTGGGAGGATCTGCCGGAGCTGCTGGAGCACCACCTTGTCCATTAGCTTGTGCACTCATCATTTGTTGCGACATTTCCATAGCTTGTTTTTGTATCATTTGTTTTTCTTCTTCAGTAGTTCTTAAATCAGAAGGCACTCCTAATTTGTCTGCTACAAAAGCAGCAATCTTATCTGGTTTAATTTCAGATATTCCTCCAGGACCTAAAGCATTAGCAATTTGGAAGAACTGCATTACTTCATTTACTTCTTCTAAATTTTGTGCTTTAGCCAATGGAGAGATAGGAACTACCTTAACTTCTAATCCATTAACCTTTAATGGTAATTCAATTAAACCTTTTTCATTCATTATATGTAAAACTCTTCTAACAATAGGAACCATTGTTTCTGTTATTAATCTTCCAAAAGCTGCACCCATATTTTGTGCTAACTCTTTCATTCTCTCTACAATCTCTGTTGCAGATCTTGCAGACATATTATCTGGAGGAAGAGTATCATCGAGTAAAGTTTTTTTAATATTCATTCTTAAATCATTAATAACAATTTGAGATACATTAAAATCTCCAGCTCTAGGCAATGGTGATAAGGATGCACCTTGTGGCCCACCATTTCTTGCAACAGGAATAATCGCACCTGGAGTTATTTTTATATTGTTAGGATTTAAAACACCATCATCGGCAGCAGTATAAATTCCAGAAATTGCTAGTGATGCGTTCTTTAATAATAATTCTAATGTTTTATTTAAAGTCTTAATATCTGGAATGGCTGTAGTGAGTGGGCCTCTTCCCATAACTTCGCCTGGCACTTTCATATACCTACTTACCACCCATGGTGTTTGTTCCATTCTTCTATAAACTAATTCTGATTTAGATTTGTCGTGTATTATATGATAACAATAATCTTTAACTATAGGATCAACAATAACAGCCTCGAATAATTCAATAAGCTCTTGAGGCTTTTCTTTTATTTTTAATTGTAAAGATTGTGGAAGAGTAGCATCTGGAAATTGTCTTGTGATTGCCTCTCCTCTAATTTTAAATTTTCTATAAACATTATCAACTGTACCACTTGGCCCTTCTTCTAAAGCAATTAAATATTGTGGAACCGGAGTAAAGGTAATGGGATTAAGATCATCTCCTGGCTGAATTAACATGACAGCAGTACCTACAGAAAGATCTAATAGAAATTCTCCAATCGCTAAATCAAAATTGGATTGTCTTAAAACAGAAAACAATTTATCTAAATAAAGATCTAATGCTGTCTGAACTTCTAAAGTTCTCTCTTTAGGTATATCATTCCCAGGTTCTAATCTGCACCATCTTTTGTATGGAGGGAAAAGTCCAGATTGTATTCTGTTTGCAAATCGTTGAGTGGAATGAATAGCTGTACTATCAAAAACTCTGGACATCTTTCCTTGT